GGAGGTTACCGCTGCGGGGGGGGGAATTCGGGGCGGGGCATGCCACGAGGATCGAGTCCAGCTTACGCCGCACGCGCTCCTTGCCCTCGGGATCGTACTCGGTCTCGGTAGCGTCCAGCAGGTCGCTGAACAGCTGGTCCAGCCCCGGGTCCTTCAGCCGCTCCCGCAGCCACATGCGCACCTGCTGCGCCTCGGCTTCCGTGCAGTTGTCCCGCATGTAGGCAAGCAGCTGTTCACGCGACATATTTTTCTTGGTATCCATAGGTTTCGTCTTGTTTTCAGAAGAACAGCACAAAAAAGAGCGTCACGACGGAGATCGTCTTGCGGATCTGCTTGATCGCCAGGTCGACGTGCTTTTCGACCGTGCGGATCGAGAGGTTCAGCGCCCGGGCGATCTCGGCATTGGTCATGTTGCGGTCGTAGCGCATGGCGAATATCTCGCGCCGCTTGTCGGGCATCGAACGCATCACCGAGTCGATGAACCCGACCCGTTCGCGCACGTCCACGTAGTCGTAAATGTCCGTATCGCCGTCAGCGACGTTGAGCATCGCATCGTTGATGTCGCTGCGCAGCATGTTGTACCGCAGCCGCATGTAGTCGAAAAGTTCGTTGCGCGTGGCGACCAGCAGGTAGTTGCGCACCGACAGTTCGGGATTGACCTGCTCCTTGCGCATCCACATTTTGACGAAGACGTTCTGGATGATGTCCTCCGCCACGGAAGAGTCCTTGACGATATGCCTGGCGAAGGTGTGCAGCAGGTCGTAGTAGCGGTCGAAAAGCACTCCGAAGGCTGCCTTGTCGCCGCCGCGCATCATCACGACAAGCTCCGAATCCCGTAAACGATTCTGCATGCCCGTCAGTATTTGCTCATGTCCGTAACCGCATAGGGCGTCCGGCAGGCCTCCAGCGCCGCCCGGATCGCCACCGGGGCGTTGGCGTCGGTAACCGGCGTCGAATAACCCGTCGTCGAGGTGCTGGAGGTCGAATAGCGGTAGCCGTTTCCCTCGACGCTGACGCCCGTGCAGGGCGTGACGAGCGTCCGGAACACCGTCGCGGCGGCCGCGTAACGGCTGATTCCGTAGTCCATATGGTAGGAGTCGCGCGTGAGGTCCATCCCGTTGTCCCTGTTCAGCGACGAGGTCCGCAGGTTCTGGAGCGACGTTCCCGAGGGGATCACGATGTCGATGCAGGTCTGGGCGGTGATCTTCCGCACCTGGGCCACGATCGCCTCGAACATCGCCTGCTGGTTGGCGAAATACTTCGGATAATGGGAGTGGTAGGCTGTAAGAACATACGAACAACGAACTACCATACGTTACCAAGTTTCCGAAATATCAGCATTTTATCCCGATTGTTGGTAACATAAGGAACCATACGTTACCGATTAGTTAAGGCGTATTTGGGTTCCTTTTTGGGTTCGGCTTATTTCCCCTTCTTTCGGGGTATCGGGAACTTGTTAAATTTATCCATTTCGGCGACCTTCAATTTATCGACGATTTTAATATAGGGCTTCATCGCTTTGTAGTCGCTGTGCCCCGTCCACTTCATAATTACTTCTGCCGGAACCCCCAGCCTAAGCGCGTTTATGATAAAAGTACGCCGGCCGCAATGGGTGGTAAGAAGGGCGTATTTCGGTAATACTTCTTCGTGCCGAACATTCCCTTTGAAATATACGACCCTTGTAGGTTCGTCGATTCCTACCATTTCCCCCATTACTTTAAGGTGTTCGTTCATTTTTACGTTGCTTATGACCGGTAGGGCCTTATCGTTCGGCAAACCTATATTCTCGTACTTTTTCAGTATAGCCCGGCTATACTTATTCAATTCGATAATAAGGCCGTCTACGGTCTTTTGAGTAACCACGCTTATATAATCCTTCTTTACGTCGCTTCGGCGCAATTTTGCCACGTCGGAATAGCGAAGGCCGGTAAAGCAGCAGAAACAAAAGACATCGCGCACAGCTTCCAGCGAAGACCGGGACGGCGGGAATTTGAAAGAATACAGGTTAAACAGTTCTTCCCATTCCAAATATATAATTTCCTTTGCGTTTCCGTCGGCCCCTTTGAACTTCGGCTTAAATGTTTCGTGTACGTTGCTTGGGTTATATCCTTTATGGTACGCCCAGCGCAGGAACCACCGAAGAAAGGACATATTTTTAGATATGGTAGTATTACGAAGGTCGGCTTTATGAAGGCTCGTAATGAACTTTTGTAGGGTGTTTTCGTTTATTTCTTCAAAGGTAAGGTTCTTGTTAAACGCTTCCAGGTGCTTACGCAGGCTATTAAACTTCGTATAGGTCGCTTTCGTCCAATCATTCAAGCGGCCCATAGTTTCCGTAAATTCGTCGTAGGCGTTATAGAATGGTTGGCCGCTTCCTTCTACTTCGGCGGTCGGGGTTGTTTTCCCGGTCGCTTCATCGAAAGCCGTTTTAAGTTCGGCCGGTGTCGGCACCCGCTTTTCCAGCAATTCGAAACGGGTAAATATGGCTTCTATTTGTTCTTCGCAAGCCGTAATAGCCTTATTTATTTCGCCGGCCGTTTGTCGGAACCGGTTTTTTGTATTGGAGGTAACGCGGCCTTCTTCTTCGTTCCACTTTTCCGGTTCGATACTATACCCTACCCGAAAGTCCACCCGATACCCGGCATAGCAAACACGCATACGAATAGGGCGACACTCCACCAATACACCCCCTACCTTTTTGGGGAATAGATTAAATTTAATAGTCCGCTTCATTTTGAAAACATATTACCCCGGCCGGTTAATAACCAATCGGAAGAAACGGAATACTTGGCCGCCAAATAGTAAAGGGCTTCTATTTGTATAGACTTGTAGCGGGAAACTTTACCGGGCCTTGGGGTTACGCCGTAAACAAATCGGGTTTCCCGATAACGCGACGCACTTAACCCGGCTTCCTTGCAAAATGATTCCAAAGCGGATAACCGGCCCAATGAAACAAGGGCTTCTATCGCTTGGAAGAAACGGCGGTTTACGCCGTCTTCGATAGGGGTTATTATCTTAGGCTTCTTTACGCCCATTTTCAAAGCTCATTAACATCATTTCGAACGCCGTCTTTGGCACTATGGCAGTTTCCGCGCCGGAAATAAACGCCGCTTCCAAGGCATTAAACACCGCTTCCGGCATGTCCCCGTAATATTTGGGTTGGTCGTAGTATTCGGATACTTTTATTTCGATTGTTTCCGGTTCCATTATGCACAGTTATTTTTATCGAATTTTTGATTTTAGGCACTTTTGTACGTTGGGCGGTAGAAAGTATAGCTATATATACTTGCGTTGAAATTTGGGGCATTTCTGCCCGTTTCCTATAAGCGTACTATGAAAAGCCATACTATTACATAGCGCAAACGTACTGCAATGCTTTATTTTTCGCTTAGCTTTTCAATTACAGATATAAGTCGGGCTATTTGGCTATCCTTTTCTTTTATCATTTCTTGATAGCCTTTTTGCAGTTCAATCAAACCCGCAATATCGTTAGTTGTAACTTGGTTCCCGTTGCCGGCAACGGCGGTGTTGTTATTTCCCGAAATGCGGTTTGTATTATCTCCGTTCCGCATTGTGCCGTCGCCGGTAAGTAACCACATGGGATTAAGCTCCGGGAATTTTTCGCCGATAGCCTTCATCTTATCGGGCTGTATAGATTGGCGTATATTATTGACATAAGACGACGAAACGCCTATTTGCCTACAAAATTCCCGTTCACTAATATTTAGGGTTTTGATATACTCCCTAAGTCTTTCTTTTACACCCATATAACACGATTTTAGAAGGTTTCAAAAAATATTTTTCGCTTTTTGTATAGCAAAAATTTGCTTGTTGTACTGCAATGCTATATATTTGCATTGTGTAACCGATACGATTGCAAAGGTATAATAATAATACGCTCCGAGCAAATAAGCGGCATAGCAAAAAATACCTAAGCAATTTAAGCGACAATGAATTATGAAGTACGATACGACATTTATTAACCGAAACTTCCTTTTGAAAGTTTACGGAGTAGACAGCGAAAACAGAAGGATAAACCGCCTTGTAGGGGTTTCCGGCTTGGTGGGGTTAATCGGTGTAGAGCTTACCGAAAAATTCATTACCCGCGCACTTAACAGCAAGAAAGACAGCGTAAAATGTTGCCTACGCAGAGGATTACAAGTAACACTATATTTCAAATAGAAGATGAAAAAGACAGCAATAGTTAATGGCAAAGCAAGGCGTATAGAATTTTCGTACGCGGTAGGCGAAACTATTTCGCTAAGCAATACCGAGGTAAAAAAGCCTTGGGGACGGGTTACGGAAAGGGTAACAGTTTCAAAACTAACCTTTACGATTAACGGGAAGACCTACGAGGGAACGCGCACCTTCAAGGTTGCCGGCGGCCCCTATTCGGAAACCTTCGAGTTCGACGGGAATAGCTTTGCTTCCCATAAACAAGCAATTGAATACATACTTAACAATATTGAGAAATGAGCGAAACGACAATTTACAAAGAAGGATTTAACGCCGGCTTTATGCAGCTTCGACAAATTGACGTAGAGGCCGCCACTAAGGAGCTTTGGCAGGCGTTGGGGATTAACAACCGCAACACTTTCGCGGCTTACAAGTTCGGACGTATCGAACCCAAGGCAAGCCAAGCCGTCGCCGTCGAATTGGTATTTAGGAAGTACGGCGTTACTACAAACATTTGGGGAAAATAGAAATGAGAGCCGAAGCAGGACTAACGCAGCGAGAAACCCAAATAGCCGAATTGTTGGCTTGGGGAGCCGCAAAAAAGGAAGTGGCCGACAGGCTTTCTATTTCGCCCCGAACGGTTGAGAATACCGCGCGAAATATTTATAGCAAGATAGGAATACAGAAGGCTACGGAGCTTTGCGTATGGTGGTTCTGCACACATTGCGGCGTTTCTTTCGACCTATCCCCTATAAAACGGACAATTATAGCCTGCTTCTTCCTTGCGATTATTCTACCGC